CAGCACGTACATTTTTGATAGTAAGCGATTCGCCAAATGCTTTTTCGTACCTCAGAAAGGGCTTACTATTTAATTCATTTATATTAAATTAAAAAAGTCCCCAGAACTAAGGAACTGGGGACTGGAAGATTATGAAATCTGGGGATACGTCGTTCCCTGATTTCTGCATAAGAATAACACGAAAATTAATTTCTGTCAATGGAGGGTGTATATATGAGAGGTAGACTTCGCCAAAAACAGTCCATATGGATTTCGACAGTAACAGAAAAAAACAATGGAATGGATAAAACTCTTGTCTATTCAAACCCGCAAAAGAAGAATATTTCAGTATCAGCAACAGCCGGTACGCCAGAAGAACTGTCTGCCGGAATCATTCCCGACTATGACCGGTACATTACGGTTTTTGACCGAACATTTCAGCCAAAAGAAGGCAACGTCTTGTGGGTTGATGTCGTGCCAGAAATCAGGGAAGACGGAACATTAATCCTTGATGGAGATAACAGCCCGACTGTTCTTCCAGACTACAGGCTTAAGAGAATCCTTGATACTCAAAAAGGACAAGTTGCCCGATATGGAATAGCGAAAATCGGTGGCAACAATGAGTAGGAAAACAATCCGGTGCAGTTTGAACCATAATTCTTTGCAGTCTGCAATTCAGCAGTTGGAAGCATACCGGAAAGATATTCAAAGGAAGAACCAGATTTTTGTTGATAAACTGGCTCAAGAGGGAATACAGGTTATCCAGACCACAATGGAATCTGTTCCGACCGAAGAAAAAGGTTCTTACTACACGGAAGTTATTAATAACGGACATGGCGATATTGTTGGTGCAGCAGTCCGGCTTTCTGGGGACAAGGTTCTTTTTATCGAATTTAGCGCCGGTATTTCTTATGGAACGGACAGCTATCCATTACCGTCTGGCGCTGATTATGGCGTTGGTACTTACCCAGACCAAAAACACGCCTACGACCCAAACGGATGGTGGTATGTGGATGAAAGTGGACAAAAGCATCATTCTTATGGTAACAGGGCTTACATGCCGATGTACCATGCGGAAGAAGCCATCATTATTCAGATACGACATATTGCAAAGGAAGTGTTTGGAAGTTAAACTTCCTATGCTAAAATATGGAATCATATGACACATATTTTGTACAATTAAGATGCGAAGCATCTACCGGAAAGGTAGGTGCTTTTTTCATACCAAAAAAATAAATCATAAAAGGAGAAGTGAATTTATGCTGGTAGAAATCATTGGTAAAAGATACGAAGAAAAAATCGTAACCACAAGTCGAAAAATAGCAGAGGGTTTCGAGAAAAGACATTCCGATGTACTGAGAGATATCGAAAATCTGGGATGTTCGGAAGAATTTAGACAACGAAATTATGCGTTGTCCTCTTATACTTCGGAACAAAACAAAAGACTTAAAGAGTACATCGTTACAGAAGATGGCTTTACAATTCTTTGCATGGGCTATGGCGGCGAAAGGGCTATGGAGTTTAAAGAACGCTACATCGCAGAGTTTAATGCAATGCGTGATGAATTGAAAAAGATTCACGTAGAGCGTCAGCAATGGCAAATTGAACGTGATAAAGGCGTAGTTATCAGACATATTCTTACAGATACAATTAAAATGAAGATATCTGACAGCCCGAATAAGAAATTTGCATATCCAAATTACACAAATTTGATATACAAAAATATATTCGGAAAGACAGCAAAGGAAATAGAAATCGAACTTGGCGTTAAACCCAAAGAAGCTGTTAGGGATTATTTTACAGGTGAAGACTTAGCAAAAGTGCAAAGCATGGAGATGCTTGTAAGTAGCCTTATTAACTGTGGCTGGGGATATCAGCAGATTAAAGAGTTTATTCAAACACAAACTCAAAACATGCTAGAACAGGCAGGGTGATTAAATGCCGAAAATATTAAAAAACCCAATATCCGAGATATACAAGCGCTGGAATAAATCTGTCGAACCTGTAGTTGGTAAAGGAAATTTTTCCATGGACAGAAGCCAAACTCTTGCATCTGGAAAGAAAACCTATGCAAGACTTTACATGTTAGGAAATGTTCTGACAGAAGGAGACCTTGAAGGCGATGAATGCGCCTCGGTTCCAACTATCCAGATTGAGTGCTTTGCCGCAGGCACGAATCCAATTGCAAAAGTATATCAGATTGACGAAAAAAGCCACCAGTCCATGATTAGCATGGGATTTCGTAGAACTTACGGTCCTGAACTCATGGGTAACGTTGATGATAGCATCAAGCGGCTTGTTAGCCGATACACAAGAATTTACACTGGGCAGTTGCTCGGTGAATGAAAGGGGTGAGACAGAATGGATCAGATCATGAACTATGTGAAACCAGAACTCCTGGTTGTAGCTGTAGTCCTGTATTTTGTAGGAGTATTCCTCAAACAGGCTGAAACCGTAGCTGACAAATACATTCCTGGAATCCTTGGACTTCTGGGCGTAGTTGTCTGCGGAATCTATGTTTTCGCTACATCTACAGTCACAGGCGGTCAGGAAATTGCAATGGCAGTTTTTACCGCAATCACACAAGGTATTCTTGTCGCAGGACTGAGTACTTATGTGAATCAGGTCATTAAACAAGTAAGCAAAGAAGAGTAGAAGGGCGGTGATCCTTTTATCTCCCGGGCACAGGGTTACGTGTCAGAGCCGTAATGGCTCTTTTTTATTGCAATAATTTATAGCCGAAAGGCGGAAAGGAGCCAATATGGCATCAGGAAATATCGCAGGAATCAGTACCGTTGGTGCTCTTACCGGTTATGCAGTAGAGACAGTAGCGGGAACAAAACCAGAAAAATTCAAACTGCTTCACAGAATAAATGCTTCTGATGAAATCGCTATCGACGTTGAGACTATTGATGCATCTGCTCTCGAAGACGAAATCGAGAGAACTATCGCAGGCCGTGGTTCAACCGGCGGTACATTCAATGTAACTGTAAACGTTACAGACGAAACAATCAAAGAGTGGGAAGATCTTATCAGTGCTTACAAAACAGCTCATGCAAGTGGTCTGTCTATGTGGTATGAGGAATATTACCCGGCGCTTCAGAAAGCATTTTTCACCAAAATTGAGCCGCCGACTATCATTCCTAAACCGGCAAGAGATCAGAATGGTCTTCTTACTGTTGACATGTCTCTGACTATCAATGAGTATGTCGGCCCGGATACAGCAGTTAAGCCAACTGAAGGCGAATAACAAATATATCTAACTGGGAGGAAAAGATATTATGTATAAACTTTTAAAGATTGGTAGCAAAGAGTACAAACTGGAATACAGCATTGAAGCATCTCTGTATGATGAATGCGTCAAGAGTGTAATGAACACGCTTCTGGCAACCAGTGGCGGTGTGGACAAAACGCCGGAAGAAATGATCTCCGGCATGGCAAATATTCCGAACACAGCATTAACCGTGTTTTATGCAGGGCTTCTTCAATATCATGGCGATAGTCCAGATGCAGACGGCTCTGTTCCGAATCTTGCAACTGCGAAGAAACTTGCAGCACAATTCATTCAGGAACATAAGGATGATGAGCAGGGTAACTTTTACGGTATCTTTGCCATGTGTCTTGACCAGATGGAGGAAGACGGTTTTTTCAAACTAACCGGTCTGGAGACGTTCATGGACGATCTGAACGTAGCAGCCAAACCGAAGAAAGCTCCGAAGAAGCCGACAGATCACCAGAAAAAAGCTACAGCGAAATAATCTGGACAGAGTTATATCCGGCGGCAGTTCGCATCGGAATGAGCCGGAAAGAATTTCTCAGAAGTACCATACGTGACCTTCAAGTAAGGATACGTGAGTACGAGAAAAGTAAACGTGATGAGATAGAAACTCAGGTAAAACTGATTGAATATCAGTCATGGCTTTCCGGCTTATATGTGAAATCTGCGGTAGCAAGTGCGCTTTCTGACAAAGCAAAATATCCAGATAAACCAATCACAGAAAAAACAAAGAAACCACAGATTGAAGAAAAAACAGATGTTCCGAAACGATCTGAAGCTGAATTGAAGCAGGAGGAACGTTACTACGAACTTCTGATAAAAAAGGCAAATGCGAATATAGCTGAAATAGGCAATAAAAAGGGCGGACAGGATGAATAAAAAGTCTTGTCTGCCCTTATTTTTTTTGATTAAAAGGAGGTGTTTTTTGTGGCTGATAATACCATTGATACCCTTGATATACAAATAAACAGTAGTACCAGGAACGCTACAAAAGCATTGGGAAATCTGGCTAAAAAGTTAAAAGATGTTGACACAGCACTGGGAAACGTCAATACCGGCGGACTTAGAAACTATGCTCGTGAAATCGGAAGAGTATCATCGGCTTTACAGACCTTAAACAAAACAAAAGTTAGTGTTCCGGACTTATCTGGATTAACCGGTCAGCTTCGAAGCTTGTCAAAGGTTGACTTTACGACACTTGGAGCGAGTACGAAATCTTTGCAGAATCTGGCTGCCGGATTAAGCTCTTTAAAAGGTGCTTCGAACATTTCAATTCCAAAGATTGATACAAAAAACGTCAAGTCAGCAGTAAACGCTATTCGAAAATTTCAAGAGATTGATGCTGTGAAAATGCAGCCAGCAATAACCGGTGTTGAAAAGATTGCCAGTACCATGAACGCTCTTAATGGAATGAACTTCAAAGATTCTAAAATCACGAATGTCATCAATTCCTTAAGTCGACTTGCAACAGCGGACATGAGTAGCTTTGATACTTCAAAGATGGGAGAAATCATCAAAAGCATCGACAGCTTAAATGATGTCAGGGACGTTTCTTCCAGTGTCAACCGGTTCACAGGTTCGTTAGCAAGACTTGCTAATGCCGGTGGAAAAGCAGATCAGTCAGCAGAAGGCTTAAAAAAACTCGGAAAGAGTTTGAGAAAAGTTATTAACGGTATGCTGTTTACAGCAAAGCCTTCGGAATCCATAAACATGTTTGTACAATCCATTTCACGGCTGGCAAATGCAGGTGACAAAACTGGTAAAACAGCATCACAATTAGAGTATTTAGCTACAGAAGTAAAGAAATTCTTTACCGTCATGCAGGATGCTCCGCGAATCAGTGAGAATACACTGAGAATGACAGAAGCCCTCGGGCAGTTAGCGGCGGCTGGTGGGAAAGTAGGGACTTCCACGAATACTGTGGTCAATTCCTTTAACAAGCTTTCCTCTATCGGTTCGGGACTTTCTTCGTTACTCGGTGGGGTAGCGACAAAAGCAAAGAGCGGATTGGGATTTCTGGCAGCCGGAATATCCAATCTGGTCAACAGGAGCAGTGGGCTGAAAACAGCATCTTCCAATGTAGGCTCTTTTATTAAGACCGTCCTTGGCTTCAAAGCTGCTTCAGCTGTAATGAACAAATTCAGCGAAGCTATGGGTGGAAAAGGAATCCTTGAGATCGGTTCCGATATCGCTGAGGTCGAGAACGTTGTAGATGTTGCCTTTGGAAGCATGGCAGATCAGGCATATAAATTTGCATCTACGGCGACAAAGCAGTTCGGACTGTCGGAACTGGCAGCAAAGAACTACTCCGGAACCATGATGGCAATGCTGAATGCTTCTGGTGTAGCGCAGGAATCCGCTGCGAAGATGTCAACAACTCTTGCAGGATTAGCCGGAGATTTGGCATCTTTTTACAACATTGATACTGATACCGCCTTCTACAAATTAAGGGCGGGCATTTCAGGTGAAATCGAGCCTTTAAAACAGCTCGGAATAAACCTTTCGGTCGCCAATTTACAGGAGTATGCGTTATCACAAGGCATTACAACAGCCTATAATTCCATGACACAGGCGCAGAAAGCAATGTTGCGTTATAACTACATCATGTCAGTTACAAGTGCGCAACAGGGGGACTTCGCCAGGACAGCCGGTAGACTATGTGCCGCCTGATGTAGCAATACATCAGTGAAAATCGGGTAAAGTCGGTAAATGCTAAGTTGACTTAACACGAACATTTTGATATAATATGCTCGAGGTGATTTAATGCGAACATATTATATTTACAGAGCTACAAATAAAATAACTCAAGAATCTTATATCGGACAGACAAATAATTTCCATAATCGAAAATGGCAACACGAAAGATGCTATGAAAAGGAAAAATGCAAATTTCACGATGCAATTGAAAAATACGGAACAGATAATTTTGAATGGGAAATTTTAGAAACTTGTGATACAAGAAAAAAAGCTTTAAAACTTGAAAGAAATTATATCACACTGTATAATACTTATCATAGTGGATACAACGAAAACAAAGGAGGAGTTGGCGGACATAACTCAATTCCTGTAGTTTGTCTTGCAAAAGATGGAACTTTTATTAAAAGATATGATAGTGCCACTGAAGCAGAGAAAGACGGCTTTTGCGCAAACAGTGTATTGGAATCTTGCAGGAGTGAAACGCGTACTGACCATGGACGCATTTTTATGTACGAGAAAGATTTTCAGCGTTATGGATCGCGAAAGTACACTACGCCAGAATCAACAAGCATGAGAAGTATTATTCAATGCGATAGCAACGGAAATTTCATACAAAAATTCAAAAGTGTCCAAGAAGCTTCAGAAATGACGGGTGCTAATCGCACGACTATTTCTGGAGTTTTGAGCAAAACATATAAATCCGCAAACGGCTTTATTTTTGTATATGAAGAAGATTTTCCGATAAAAGATTTGAGTGATTATCAAAAACGAAAAAAAGGTAGAAAAGTAGCTCAAGTAAATCCTGATACAGGAGAAATATTAAAAGTGTTTAATAGAATATCGGATGCAGGAAAAGAATTAGGTGTGTGCTACAAGGGCATACACAAGGTAATCGACAAACCTGATAGAACTGCATTTGGATATAAATGGATAAGTCAATAAGTTAATACCGAGATAAGGCTATAGAATAAAAGCTATAGCACATTGTAGAGCGTAGGGATTGAACCTAGGCTCTTTTTTATTAAAGAGTTTAGAATATAATATCCCCAAGAGTATCCGACATCCTTATGGGATGAAAATGTACGCCGAACTTATAGGAAACTATAAGAACTATAGGATAAAAAGCCTATAGGATAACATTAATTGACATATGCAAACCAAGTACGTCTCCTTACTATGAATCTTCAGTCCCTTGCATCTGTTATCGGGCAGGGCTTAATCGCAGCAGTTCTTCCGGGAATCCAGGCTCTTAATGCCTTAATGTCAAAACTTATGCAGGCTGCGGAAACATTCCGTAACTTCATGTATGTTCTGATGGGGAAAAAGATTAAAGGTTCCACAAGTGGGGTCGTAAATGATCTTGCTGGACTGGAAGATTCCGCAGCAGACCTTAGCGGATTACAGGACGCCGGAGATGCAGCAGCTTCCGGGATGGACGATGCTACTTCATCAGCAAAAGCTCTGAAGAAAGCTCTTTCTGTTCTTCCATTTGACGAACTGAATCAGCTGACAGATAATTCTAGTTCATCCGGTTCAACGCCTGGTACCGGAAAGGGTAAAACTGGAACCGGTGCAACACCTTCATTGGGTCTTGGCGGAATCACGGACCAGATAGATGATGCTCTGAACAAAGAAGAAACCCCTATCAATAAATGGGCTGAAAAAATCCGCAAAGCTTTTCTTAACCATGACTGGGAAGGACTTGGAAAGACCATTGCAGATATGCTTAATATCGGAATCCGGAAGATTTATGATGTTATTAGTTGGAGTAATGTAGGACCGAAGATCTCTGCATTTTGTGATGCTTTTACTCGATCTTTTAACAGCCTTGTCGAAAACATTCACTGGGATAGATTAGGGCGTACTGTCGGTGCCGGTATCAACACTTTGGTCAATACCTTTGAGCTTCTGATTGGCCCGGGTGGCATTGACTTCGTAAACATTGGTAACAAACTGGCAACCGGACTTCGGGGAATGATTGATGAAGTTAACTGGCCGAACCTTGGCCAAGTCCTTGGCAGTGGTTTTATGATAAGCTGGAATATTCTGGACGGTTTTGTTCAGAAAATGTCTAAAGAGAATAATGCCGGTCTGACTGGTTGGGAACAGTTAGGAACTGCGGTTGCTGATGCCATGAATGGAGCTTTTGGGCGAATTTCGTTTTCAAAGATAGCCACTACGATTGCGACCGGATTAAACGGTGCATTTCAGACATTGGCTGCATGGACGCAAAAATTCAACTGGGACGGATTGGTAACTAATATTTCCAACGGAATCAATACTTTTATCGGAAAGTTCAAGTGGAAAGAGAACGGAACATCCTTAAACACTTTCATTACTAACTTACTGAATGCCCTGGTTGATATCGCAGAAAAAACAGACTGGGAATCCTTTGGAAGAGGCATCGGACTATTCCTTAGTCAGATAGACTGGGGAAGCCATTTAAAGGATTTAGCAACAGTATTACTGGATGTTTTGGGCGGGATTTTTTCTGGATTAGGAGAAACTACAGCCGGTAAGTTTGTAGTTGCGTTTGCCGGTGTAGGATTGGTGTCAAAGGCAGATACCCTGGTATCATCTATCTTAGTTGCTATGGGAAAACTGCCGACCGGGACCAGTGCTACGGCAACATTACTGGGGACAGCACTCAGCAAAATAGCAACCGCCTTTTCAACCAGTACATTAGGCACAGCTGTTGGAGTTTACGCTCTGGAAGCTGTTGATAAATTGAAAGCAATCCCGACTACCATAACAACACAGATTGCTCCGAAAATCCTTGAAGTTATAACTACCAAACTTTGGCCAGCTGCAACTGCCTTCGCTGGTTCAATTGGAACTTGGATTACAGGAACTTTTGCACCAGCTATGGCAACAGCGTTTTCTACATTGGGCAGCGTACTGTTCAGCCCGATAGGTTTAGCTGTTATCGGAGCTGTTGTCGGTGGATTCCTGCTGTGGCAAAATTGGGATACAGTCACGGAATTTGCCGGTAAAACTAAGGAAGCAATAGAAAATGCGTTCAGCACTGCCGGAACTTGGCTTTACACACATGGCTCAAACCTTATCAATGGACTTTACAACGGCGCTAAAAACGTGATTTCCACTGTTGGAACATGGCTTAAAACAAATATCTCGGACCCTATTATCAACGGTGTTAAAAACCTTTTCGGTATTCATTCTCCGTCTACGGTTTTTGCTGAGATTGGCGGGTATTTGATATCTGGACTGAATCAGGGAATCTCTGACAGAATCGGAAGCGTGATTGATACGTTCACAAACATTAAGAACACCGTAACCGGCGTGTGGGACACTATTAGTTCAAAGACCAAAACAGCATGGGATTCAATCGGCTCAAAAATTAAAGGAGCTTGGGATACCATTACTGGACAGACTGAAACCAATTCTGCATCCGCAGCTACAAGCGCTGAAAAATCCTTCAGCCGTGTAAGCACATCTGCGACAAAGAACTGGGGAAATTCTTCCCGTGAAGTAACCAAAAACGTCCGCCAGATGAAGGTTGACGCAAGTACGGAACTCGGCAGAATGGACGAAACCGTCCGCAGCCACTTTGGAAGCCAGTACAGAATCGCTCTTGGCAAATGGCAGAATCTTGGAAGGGATATATCTTCTTACATCCGGGGGACCATGGACACGAGCATCGGCGGTGCGATCAACGGTATAGTTAATACAATTAGTCGAAATTTCGGAGATATGTACAGTATCGGGCAAACGGCTATGCAGAATCTCCGAAACGGCATGGAGTCAATCAACATCAGAACTCCACATATTTCTATGGATTACACTGATTGGCAAGAGGGGCAGACCCACAAGTGGCGGTACAATTCGAGAGTTGACTGGTATGCTAAAGGTGGTCTTTTCAATGCAGCATCCGTGATCGGTGTCGGTGAAGCCGGAAAGGAAGCAGTCCTTCCGTTGACCAATAAACAGGCTATGAAGAGCATTGCTGACAGCATCACCGGGAACATGCCGGACGGAAGCATTGGACTGGGCAAGGAAGAAATGACACAGGCGGTAACACAGGGCGTTGCCATGGCAATGATGAACATGAACACCGGCGGAAACTCATCTCCGCAGTACATTTCCAATACGATCAATCTGGATGGACGTGCTATTGCGAAAGCAGTCACAAAAGCCCAGAACGACAACAACCGGCGGAAAAACCCTAGTCCAGCATGGTAAAAACCATTGCCATTTCTGCCGGATTGCGGTATAATGAATGAGTAACGAGTAGTACCTATATCTTGTTATATTGTACGAAAAAACAAAATATTGAGCAGACTTTTAAGATGATATTTACTTGGGTTGAAACAGTGACCCGTTTCCCGTGATACCGTCTTGGAGTCTGCTCTTTTTTTGTTTTATAGAAGGGAATGAAGCAAATGAAGCCATATGGATTAGTTGACAGAAATATTATACTCAACAAAAATCTATCGTTGGAAGCAAAAGGAATATACGGCATATTGATGAGTCTTGATGGAACAGACTTTGAACTGGATGAAATCTGCGAATGTGTTTCAGAGGGCAAAGAAGTTGTCGAAAAAGCTTTAAACGAATTGGTAAATCATGGATTTATTTCATTCGAAAAATAATACGGTAAAACCAACAGGCTAGACCGATCATCGAAAAGCGGAAATGCCTTGCCGCCTGCCTGTTGATTTACATACATTCAAGGCATCTTATATACGAAAGGCAGGTATTTTTTCTATGAAGTTTAAGGAACAATCCAAAAGTCTTAATATTCCAGTGGCAAGAGAACCTATTATATATTTTTTGTTGAATGGCGATGAAGTAGTTTATGTTGGACAGTCAATAACAGGACTTTGCCGACCTTATAGTCATTCCGATAAACAGTTTGACAATGTTTCAATTATTAGATGTAAAAAAGAAGAATTGGATGATTTGGAAATATTTTACATTAGGAAGTATATGCCAAAATACAACAAAAGATGTATTGACGGTTCAAAAGATTTTTCTTTTTTAAAGGTTAAGGAAATCATCAGGAAGAATACTAATTTTGAACAATGCACGATTTTTGATATCAAAAGAATGATGAAAGTTATTGGGATTAAGGCATATGCGGTAAGAGATATGTTTTATATTTCAGCCGATGATACTGAAAAGCTTGTAGAATATACTAATAATCATTTTGATGGATACAAGCTGATGATAATTTAATTTGTTAAATTCAGTAGGCTAGGGTAGCTCCCGAAAAGTGTAAACCTTGATGCACCTGCCTACTGTTTTTATAAATCAAGGATTCTGGCATATTATGAAGATGCCAATGACCAACAAGGAGGTTATCTATTATGAGAAAAGAACAGTCTATTTCCGAAAAAAGAGAACGAGATTTTACTGGCGTTTTTATACCGTCACGATTATATCTTACAAACAAATTCAGCCCTAGAGAAAAATTTTTATTAGTGGAAATATATAGTCTTCGCAAGAAAGATAAAAGCGGAGATTGTTTTGCAAGCAATCGGCATTTTGCGGATTTCATTGGTGTATCAGAACGTACCGTTCAGTCAATGCTAAATGGATTAAAAACAGAGGGATATGTAGAAGCATGGTACGAATACGAAAAAGAAAACCCAAAAGTTATTCATTGTAGGCATCTTGTTTTGACAGAAAAATTTTACGAAGAATTTATCAATGAACATGAGATAAAACAATCTTCTGAACATGGTGAGAAAAAACACATGGGGGACGGTGAGAAAAAATGCACCTCCCGTGGTGAGGAAATCTGCATGTATAAGTATAACAAGGGAATAAGTATAACAGAAGAAAAGAATACAGATAAAGACTTTATTTTAAAAAATAAAGAGAGAAAGACTTTATCAAAAAATGATAAAGGTTCAAAGACTTCTGCTCCTAATAATATTAATATACTAGATATAAATAATATACCCTCACGGACAACTGAGCAGAAGGAAGTGTACCGCAAGCAAAAACAGAAAAATCGTTCTGAGAAGTACCGGGACGAAGATGTACCACAGATTCTGTACAATGAGTTTAATTCACTGTATGGTGAACAGGAGAATATTCTGGAAGATCATGACATCTGTCTGACCATGGCAGTTATCGCTTATTACTTCAAGCAGTACCGGGAACACATGGGCGAACAGCATATGATGATTTCCACCAAATACGCAAATCAGTTCATGGGAGTTATCATTGGCGATGATTCACCGCTTCTGAAAGCGGACGTGGAAGAAAAAGATGAACTCCGGTTCTATCAGGACATGATAGATGAGTTCTTCAAGTCAGACCTTGGCCAACGAAACGGAAAAAGCTTTGACCGTCATATCTGGCTGTTCTTCACTGAGGAGAATCAGAGAATTTTGTGTGAACGGGTAAAGCAGAAATGGGATGACCAAGAATACATTGATTAAACCAATCCGAAATACGCTTGAAATACCATAGGTGATAATTTCCTCACATGGCACATAAAAATGGATTCTAGCCGATTTTACT